TTAGATTGTCCTTACTTCTTGAAGCCTGTTGGCGTAACGCTTGTGAATACCTGAGCCGATAATGTGATTCAAGTTCACACAATCAAGATGACCGCATATCCGTTCACCAGGTCTATAAAGCCCGCCAGCGTCATCTAAAGGCCGCCAAAGTTCATCAAGCTCGCCCTTATGCGGGTAACAGAAAATCTTGCCCAAAACAGGATGAATGTAAGTGATACAGCGCGTTTCAACGCGCACACAATCAGCGCATAACTGCCAGTTATCATCCCCGCGAGACTTACGCTTCTCAACAGTCGTTGCTGGAATACCTTGCCCGCACTGATCGCAGGCATAATCTGAGGCTCTCAGCTCTTGTTCATCAACAGTTTTCTTGCGTGGCATAGAAAGTATCTAAGCACAAAAACTGCGGAAACACCTAATTTTGGATAAAAGTCATCAAAAAGTTTAGGCGAATCGTTTGGTCATTTAGCCTGGCAAGCGTTTTAGCCCGCAAAATAGGGTCATCAACGAGAACAACAACAAGTTCCCCCAACTCAGCAATATGAGCAGAGAGAATCCTAACTGTTTGCAGTAACTCCAGTGATTCCATCGGCCTTCCCTTTAATTGCTTCCAGAATAGCAGTCGAAGCTTTACCCTGTTTTGCTTCCAAATAAAGAGATCTCAAACCTTCAATGTCGTTGATGTTATCTAATGCTGCCTGCCAGTTTCGTGCAGGGGTAACATCACGCTTGACCTTGCTCATTTCTTCGCGTGTAGCCCTTTTATCGCCTGAATAGCCTGCATTAGCCAAGGCTCTACCGATAGCAGAAGTCTCAGCATTTTCAAGAGCAGAAGTCTTATTTGCCATGCCTGCCCCATCAATCTCAAAAGCCAAACCGGTAGCCTTAGCCAAGTTCTTCTCCTGATCCTCAGCAGAGAAATAAACATAAGCTTGAACAACCCAAGTTGAAATCTGTCGGTCTTGTGAAGTTGTTATGTTGCGGGTGATTAGTCTGCCATCGGGTCTGTCCTTATAGAAACGAGCAATTCTTTCGGCAACTGTTTCGTATTCAGCTAAGTTAAATTGAGCCATCTTCTTTATCCTTCTCGGTTGTTTGTTTTAGTTCACGCTCTTTGTTTGCGCAGTCATAACATTTATCGCCTGTCCTAGCACCATCAATACTCAACAGCAGGGCATCAATGCCTGAATGAACGATGTTTTCAGTTGTTTCGCATGTTAGACACTTGCTCATTATTTCTTCTTTCTGTCAAGGTTTATAATCGCCCAGGCAGCAATCGCAATAATCGGGATTAGGACAAAACCGGTAGCAAGAATCAAACCAGTGTAATAAGGCAAATCTAAGGTCATCTATTTTTTCGCTTTCTTGAATGTTAGGAATGGAAGCCCTGCACCGCGTTGAGACAAGGTAACAACAACTTCCCCATCAATTGTGCCATTCTTTGCCCCATTTAAGGCAGCAATAGTGCGCGACTTTAGCTCAGTGAAGTGAGTTTCAATCTTGTCTAAATCGGCTTGAGCGTTTAGTAATTCGATGCCTAGAGTGCCTAGCTCTTCATCAAGCGACTCGATGGCAGGGGCTAGCGAGCGAATAGTCTCATAAGTCGAGTCAGATCCATCCCAATCAGGTTGCTCATCAGCGAAAATACGAGTGCGGAAATCAAGAACTCGGTGATAGATAGCCTGAAACTCAAACTCATCCCAAAGAACTTCATATTCCTTGTATCTGCCTGCATTGACTACCGCAAAAACTGCGCGCTTGACATCAAAAATCCACATATACCAAAGCACTTGAGCGCAGTAATGCTCAGGAACACTATCCCAAAAGGTTGCTGTATGTTTTATCTCCAGAATGTAAGGTTTACCGGTCTCATCGAAGCAGAGAGCATCAGGGTTAGCATGCGCCCAAGTCTGCTCTTTATGCGCATAAGTCCCAACTTCATAAACATCATGCTCAGGATGTTGCTCCTGGTAAAGCGTTCTAATCGCTGGCTCGACAAGCTGACCTAAACGCATCGCAGTATTAGGTTCAAAACTTGAAGGCAATCTGCCGGTCTTTTGCGCCCATAAAGTGATTGCCGAAGTGAAAGGGGACAAGCCAAGGATTGCGCCTATCTCACTGCCTGAAATAACACCTTGCTCATCTCTTAGCGCATGCCATTCAGGGCTGTTGTTCTCAAAATTACCTAAGAACTTTGCTTGTATCTCATAATTGTTTTTATTGATTGTTTGCATGTCTATACTCTAAACATGACCGCTGACAACTTTAGATTAGATCAGGCCACTATCGAGCTACATGAAGCAATTATGGATAATGGTGGCGTTGAGTGTGAGCAAGTCCCTGATGTTTTCTTTCCTGAAGAATGGGCTGCACGCGGGGCAAGTCAATCAACAAACATGTACAACATGGCGATAGACACCGCTAGACAAATCTGCATGCGTTGCCCAGTAATGGATAAGTGCCTTCGTGTTGGCATGGCTGAAGATTATGGTATTTGGGGTGGAACGACACCTAAACAGCGCAGGCAACTAAAGAAAGAGCAAGAACTCTAATCTTTATCTCTACGAATCGGGTAAGTCAAAACCCAGATAGCAGTCGAAGCAACAATGCAGTAACCAATAACAGTTTTAGCAGTGCCTTCCAAAACTATCCAGGCAATAAGCATGCCCAGCAAAGTCCAAATCTGGCCAATAATATCTTTTAGAAAGTTCATCAGTTTTTTCTCCTTGTTGTTGAACCTGATCCACTAGCACCCGCACTAGCAGAAGCCTGAGCTGAAGCTACAGCCTGAGAAGTCGCAAACTGACTAATCTGAGTTAGCACAATTGCTGCAACAATCTCTTTCTTCGCTGTTTCTCTAACCTGCGGGGACATGTCAGCCCCAACATTTCCCATAAAGTTCAAAGCATCAGTCAAAGCAACAATTGAAGCACCTAAAACAGGGATATTTGCTATCTCTTCAGGAACTTGAATGTCATCTTCCTGAGCAGCAGTCATCAAATCATCTAACATAACCTGATATTGCTCTTCAGGGGTCAAAACTTCAGGATAACTGACAGGCTCATCAATAACAGGCTCTTGAGGCGTTTCAGGGGTAGGACTAGGCTCAACAGGTAAAACAGGCTCTACGGGCGTTACAGGGCTTATTTCAGGGGTTTCAGGCTCAACAGGTGGCTCAGGAACAACAACAGGCGGTTCAGGTTCAATAGGTGGCTCAGGGATAACAGGTGGCTCAGTAGGCTCAGGCTCAACAACAGGCGGTTCAACAACAGGGTCAAAACCAGTGTGAACAGTTATCGGGTCAGAGTATTCACTATAAACACCTAAAGAATCGTTATCGGCACGAACCCTAAAAGTAACATCAGTATCTTCAGGCAACCCGCCAATAGTAATCGCAGGCTCGACACTGGCAACACCCCAACCATCAGCTCCGCCATAAGTCCAAGTAACCGCGTAACGCTCAATAGGGGTTTCTTCAATAAACCTTGACCAGGTTAGATCAACATTAGTTCCATCAACGACACCTTCAAGCAGAAAAGGCTTGTTTAGTTTAGGCGTAACAACAACAGGCGGGGAAACAACATCACTACTAAACGCTGAAGCCGGAACAATAACAGTCCCTTCATCCTGACCCCAAAACAGGCGGTTACAAGCTCCGCCCCCAAACTCATAAAACCAAGCATCAAACTTCACGCTTGCATTAGCAGTCATACCAACAACCGCAGTAGTAGGCGAGCAACCCTTCAAAGTCCAAGCATCAATAACAGGAACATCATCAAAGGACATGTAAAAGCCGTCATCACTCCAGTTAGTAAAACTAACCAAACCAGATCTAGGGGAAGTGATGTAACCCGAATAATGAACTAAAACAAAATCGCCCTGGCAACCGGCAACAATACCCGCATTATCATGGTCAAAATCAGAGTCAATGTTTGCAACGCTAGTCCAGCCAGTTTCGCAGAGAGTATAAGCCTTGCGGTCAGGAGTAGCCGAAGGGTCAAAAGTATAAACTTCAACCTTTAGCCTGTTAGGGTCAGCCTTAGCAATAGTCAAAGGCCAAAAGGTAAAGGCTAGAACAAAGAAAACTGATGCAAGAAACTT